TCAACTGACTTAGCTCCTAGCGGAACTACAGTTACTATTGCAAACGGTAGAGGATCTGGTCTAGCTGTAGTTATAACAGGTGTTACTGCTACCATACCTTCTGGTTTTGGTTTCTTAGTAGAAACAACATCTACAGATCATACATACGCATTTCACCGATTAGTACCAGTAGCTACACAAGTAGCAACAGTTGCTAACAATATTACTAACATTGTAAACGCTGGTGCAAACGTAGCTGACATTAATAATTTTGCTGACCTTTATCAAATCAGTCAAAACGCACCAACAGCAAGAGGTGATAATTCAAGTTTACAAGTTGGTGACTTATGGTTTGATAGTTCGTCAAACAAAGTTTTGATGATTTATGATGGCAGCTCTGGCGATGGATTTAGCCCCGCTACACCAAACCAGTCTGACCTGACTAATATTAATATTGTAGCTGGACATATAACATTCCAAGAAGATCTAGGTCTTATAACTAATGCTATTAATACAGGATCTGGTAATAACTCTGTAAACACAGTCGGATCTAACATAGCTAATGTAAACACAGCTGCAACAAACATTGCAAAAATAACTACTGTTGCTGACGATTTAAACGAAAGCACATCTGAAATAGACACAGTAGCGACAAACATCACAAACGTAAATAATGTTGGAAATAATATATCAAATGTAAATACAGTTGCATCTAATAATGCCAACGTTACAGCAGTTGCTGGCAATGCAACGAACATAAACACAGTTGCAGCAAATAATGCAAACGTAACTACAGTTGCTGGAAGCATATCAGATGTAAATAACTTTGCAGATCTATACCAAATTGCCAACTCTAACCCATCACAAGATGGCGGTGGTAATAACCTAGCTCAAGGAGACTTATACTTTAATACTGCTACAAATGAATTAAGAGTATATAACGGTGGATCTTGGCAAGGTGGTGTAACAGCTACTGGTAACTTAGCTGGTCTAGGTGCTAACACATTTAGTGGTAATCAGACAATTAACGCAAACATTATTATATCAGGTACAGTTGATGGAAAAGACGTATCTACTTTAATAGCAAATGTTGTTGAAGATACCAGTCCACAACTAGGTGGAGCATTAGATGGACAAGATAACAACATGTCTAATATTGGTACTATAGATGGTACTAACTTACAACTTGACTTCGGAACTCTATAAATGGCAAAATTATTAAAATTAAGACGAGGAAGCACCTCGCAACATAGTAGCTTTACCGGGGCCGAAGGTGAAGTTACTGTAGATACAGACAAGGATGTTCTTGTCGTAAATGACGGCTCAACTGCTGGTGGACATCCATTAGCAGCAGAGGATATGTCTAACGTATCTTCCGCATCTATTGCTGGTAGATTAGCTACAGATTCTATAGCACCAGCTAAGATTGCTGCTGGAGCTTTAGATACAGACGTAACCATAGTTAGTGCAAACATAACCAACGGAACAATCGTAAACGAAGATGTTAACGCATCTGCTGCGATAGCTGGAACTAAGATAGCTCCTGATTTTGGATCTCAGAATTTAAGTACAACTGGTAATTTATCTGGTGCAGCTCTAACTTTAAGTAACAATAATTTAATTATTAATGGTACACAACCACAAATTAGTTTTGTTGATTCTGATGCAAACCCAGATTATTTAGTAAAAATAAATGGTGGAGTATTTGATATTAGAGATAACACTGCTGATGCAAGTCGGTTTAGCATTTCTTCTACTGGAGAAGTTAACTCACAAGGAAAACTAAATTGTCAAGCTGGTTTAGATACTGACGGAGATGTTGTATTTAACGCTGATACTACCAACGTAAATGTGACGCTTGATGCTAGTACACAGGTTATGAGATTTAGCGACAGTATGTCAGCGGCGTTCGGAGATCATTCAACTACAGGTGACTATAGTCTTGTCTATGTAAATGGTGCTGATTTTACTATCAATGCAATGCAAAACGGTAGCGGAGACCTTGTAATTGGTAGATATGAAAACGCAGCACAAAAGAAACATATTGTTTCTACAAGAGCTGGTGTAGCTGAGTTATACCATGACAACTCTAAGAAACTAAATACTGCTGCTGGTGGAATAGACGTAACAGGAAACATCACAGTCTCAGGAACAGTAGACGGTGTAGACGTAGCAGCTTTAAATCTTACAGCAGCTTCTTTATCATCAGTAAATGGTTCTTTGGCTAACGGTGTAACTGCAACAACTCAATCTGCATCTGATAACTCTACAAAGGTTGCTACAACTGCTTACACAGATACGGCAATAGCTAACTTAGTAGACTCATCTCCTAGTGCTCTTAACACTCTTAACGAACTTGCAGCTGCACTTGGCGATGACGCTAACTTTTCAACAACAGTTACAAACTCAATAGCTACAAAAATGCCTTTGGCTGGTGGTACATTTACAGGAGATGCAACATTTTCTGGTGGTGCTGGTGCTGTAACTGTTAGTGGTGGTAGTGATATTCGTATAACTGGTGGGACATGGTCTGGAGAGTTTGGTAGTGGTATAAAAATACAACCTGATTCAACTAACTCTTATATTCAATATCAAGGTTCTTTATACTTTAGAGATACAAGTGGTAACAACAGGGTTACGATTGACTCATCTGGTAACTTAACTGCTGCTGCTAACATAACAGCTTTTTCTGACGCAAGACTAAAAACTGACATTTCTACTATTAATGATGCTCTTGGTATTGTTGGTAAATTACGTGGTGTTAGTTACAAGTGGCTTAAAGATGGTTCTAGTGGTATTGGTGTTATTGCACAAGAAGTAGAACAAGTGTTACCAGAAGTAGTTTTAACTCATGATGTAGTTGACCCTGCTACAGGAGAAACAACAGAAGTTAAATCAGTTGACTACGGACACATAGTTGGTGTACTTATAAATGCTGTAAACGAATTAAAAGCAGAAGTAGATGCATTAAAAGGAGGTAGCTAATGCCTTTACAAAGTTCGGGATCTATATCTCTTCAGCAAATTGCTACTGAATTTGGCGATTCTGCTCCTCACTCGCTCAATGAGTTTTATGCTGGCGGTAGTGCAGGGGTGACATCAGGAGGTGCGCCTAACGTACCTTCTAGTGGTGAAATATCTTTTGATGATTTTTATAGTGCTGCTAATCAAGTTACTGTTACGATAAGTTCTAATGCTACAAACCAAAACGCATCAACTTTATTTGGTTCTAACTTTACTTCTAGTATTCCTAAAGTATTAGTTATTAATAGTGGTGTTGAGGTAGGTGCTACATCTTTATCTAATTATGCACTAAATATACCTTCTGGAATGGGTGGTACTTTGAACATCCAAAACTCTGGAACTATATCGGGTGCTGGTGGAGATGGCGGTAGTGCTAATAGTAACGGTACTGATGGAGGACACGCTGTATTTGTTGCTTCTAATGGTGTAACTGTAACCAACTCAGGAACCATCCGTGGTGGTGGTGGCGGAGGCGGCGGCGGTGCCAATGGAACGCAAGGCCCTGCTATTAACCCTGTTGGTGGTGTTATTTGTTTCTCTGGTACTCCCGGAACAGGTGGTGCTGGTGGTGACGGACAAGGCTATGACCAATCTCAATCAAATGGTCAAAGCGGTACTGCTGCTGGCCCGGGTGGTAGTAACAGCCCAGCTGGCCCTTTTATATGTGGTGGCTACAATGCTTCTACTGGAGGCGGTACTGGTGGTAACGGTGGTACTTATGGTAACGCTGGTGGAAACGCTGGAGGTTCTGGAGGTGCTTCTGGTGCAGCCGTAGCAACTTCAGCTAACTCAATTTCTGCAACCATAGCTGGAAGCGGTACATATCTTGGATCAACTTAATGTTTGCTGAACGTTTTATATATACAGTTGATCCTAAACTGCCCAAACCAATACTTGAAGAAATTTTTAAACAATGTAAAAATTTAGAATTTGTAAAATCTATTGATTATGCAGATAGTGAACTAAAAAAAGGTCAAGACGTAAGAAAATCAAAACAACATTGGTTGCCTTGGGATACTTGGATTGCCGGTATCATGCACAATATTTTTATTAGTGCAAACAATGATTACTTTCATTATGATCTAAATCATTTTGATTCAGGTATACAAATTACTAGATATGGATTAGGTGATTATTATGATTGGCATATAGATATGGTGCCATTCGCATCTAATAACATAAAAAATTATTCAAGAAAATTATCAATGTCATTTTTATTAAATGATGATTTTGAGGGTGGCGAGTTAGAAGTAGTTAGTCCTATGCGAAATGAATTATTTACTGTTGAATTAAAAGCTGGCACTGTTGCAATTTTTCCAGCATGGATAAAACATCGTGTTAAACCAGTTACATCAGGCAAAAGATATAGTCTTGTTGCATGGATGAACGGGCCAGAGTTTAAATAGTATGGAAATAAATCTACCTAGAATAGTATTACCAGATACAGTACGACTAAAAACCCCCTCTTTACCTCTCCCTACAGCAGATGTTCCCTCATATCAACCT